TTGGTGATCTGGAAAGCGCACGGGTTTCCGGTCATCGTTTCGAAACGCTCAATTTTCCTGAGATACGATTGACCGTGCTCCTCATGTTTACCTTTCAGCTTCCACCACAACTCTTTCAGTTCTGACAGTTGGCGTTTGTCCGTGGGTTTTGAAAGCCATTCCTTTGAGTGATGGTTATATTGAGTGTGTTTTTCAAAAGCCATCGCCTCGCTTTTCTTGTCGAACTTCCGACGGATGCGTTTTCCGTTACGCCCAGTCGGTCTAATGTCCACTTCATATCGACCATCATCGAGCTTTTTAACAGACATAAAGCCTCCCGATGATGTTACTGCGTACTTCAATTTCCTGATTTAGATAACAAAAACTCACAGTGCATTTTCTGCACAAATAAGCCCCGTAGATGGTTAGCCAGTTTTCTGGTCTGAGTGGGGTGACGTTGTTGTCTGCTGCCCAAAGTGCGCGAGAGCCGGTGCAATTTGCCCAGCTTCAGGTGTTATTTGATCGGCCATGAACCACAACGTGTACTTTGTGAACCGGGGGTGTTGCAGGATTTTCATGATTTGCTCAACGCCGGGCTTTTTGTCTCCGGACTCATAACCAGCAAGAGAGCTATACGCTATCCCTGTTAACTCACTGAATTGTCTCTTGTTTAATCTCTCTGATTCTCTAATCAGCTTTATCTTCTCAAATACCGGGGTTGACATAGTTACTCCTATGGAAGAATATTGCCCCTATCGGGATGTTTTACTCTTATTGGATTATCTAGTGAGAGCAATTAAAGCCCATTAAGAGCAATTAATCACACTAAAGGAGAATCGTAGCAGATGAACAACCAGCTTGTAAGTAGAACAGATGCGGTTCCATATCAGGAATTTGCCCGTCTTATTGGAAAAACTCCCGCAGCGGTTAAAGGGATGATTGAGAAGGGCAAGCTGCCTGTAGTCGAGATGACTGATCCGCAGTCAACGAGTGGGCGCGCAGGGGAATATTGGGTTTATCTGCCAGCGTGGAACAAGGGCATGAAGATGGCCTATGACAGCCGTCCGAAGGAAATACGGGATGGTTGGCTGATGTGGCTCGGCTTAGGCGAGTAAAGATGCGAGGAAATCATGATGAAACATCAAATACGTGAGGTGGAGCTGGTATCTAAACCGCTTTATCAGAATGGTGCACACATGGGGAATGTTTACTACCACATAGATATTTGGGGAATGAACAGCCTCAAAAATGAGGCTGAAGTAGAACGTCGCTTAGAAGATCTTATTTCCCAGCTGCAAGCTGATTGGAAAGAGTCTTGAAGTTAGCGCTGAGTACGTTCAGATCGGCGATTGCTTTAATCGCGGTATCATACATCGGATTAATGTTTTCTGATATTGAATTCATCATCGCCAGAAAGTTATCTCTGCTTTCTCCCTCAAGGGATGCACCAAGGGCACAAGCCATAACTTCGAGTGCGAAAAGGCGATCTTCAGCTGAATGTTTAGTACGTGAATCTTTCGCCTGATCGAGGAAAGTTTCGATTTTTTGCTTTTCCATATCTTCTCCTTGTTGATAGGTGCTTGTTTTGGCGAACTAATCCTACCACAAGACCGTTGGAACGTTATGGATAAGTTGTTAAGTAGGTAGTAGGAGGATTTATGCAGGAACCTAGATGTATTGCTCAGTTGCTACGAAAAGAAAGCCCTAACCAAATTAACTTCACCATCACACACGGTCGCGGACGCAAGGGCATCATCATCCGAACCCGTAAGACGGGCGTTATCGAGAAGCTTCGTCGCTTGGTCAAAAAGAGAGGACTGTGGTTATGACGGTAATGACACTTGATGTGATCCAGAAACAACCAACAGCGCTTCGTGGTCTGGTCTGCAAGTATCTGGCTCAGCCTCGCTGGCAGGACACTTGTGATTTTTACAATCAGATGATGGAGCGGGAGCGTCTTACGGTTTGTTTCCATGCTCAATTAAAACAGCGTCACTCTGTGATGCGCTTAGAGGAAATGGCTGAAGCTGATCGTGAGCGTCTTGTTTGTGCGCTTGATGAATTGAGAACTGCATTTTCCCGGCACCGCCAACTTGGCGCATCAAAAGCAACTTTCATCAGCCGCCTGACCGTTAGTCAAAGGCGCTCACTGTATCTTCATGCGGGACTGACAGAGCAGGAATTTATGATGCCGCACTGGCGTTTGAATGAAGAGAACTGTTACTGGCGTGACAAACTTTTCCGCGCTCTGCGAGAGCTGTTCAGCCTTTTTGAGTACGCTCCAACTATTTTAACCTCGGTAAAACCTGAGCAGTATTTACATTAATTAATCTGGATTCGACTAATTACGCGCCTTACAGCGTGGGGACTCCTTTTGCCCGGAGATAAGTAAATGCAAGAACAAAATACAGCGCAGCGGGGGATGTATTCGGCACATCTGGCGCAGGCAGTAAGTGAGGCACAGCGCGATATGGCGACCCGTTTCTCTTCTCAGTTTGATGGGCTTATCGCGTACATCAGTAAGTCAGAACTTAATCGCACCGAGATTATCGAGTTATTAGGCCAAGAGTCGGAAAAGTTACACAACTCAATTTTCGGTAGAGCTGGCTAACCACTGTTAACAGGAAGCAAAAATGAGCATACACATCGAGATTAATAACCAATACGTCATCACCAGTGACCGCTATCAATTCATTTTGCAGGAAAAAAAGACCGCTACATCCGGGAAGAATGAAGGTAAGGAATGGTTGGACGTTGTGGGTTACTACCCAACTATCCCTAAGCTTATCTCAGGCTTGGTATTGCATAATCTTTTGACCAGCGATCTTACTGGCTTCTCAGCTCTGGAAGCTCGGATTGAACGCATGGGGAAGCAATGTCTGGACGCTTTTAAATAAAATGTCCAACGAACCTCGGGGGCGTGTTGCCCCCTCGCCACCACCACCATTTTTGAAGGGCACCAGTGATTCATTCGTTGGTGCTTATCCCTGGAATAACGTCACCAAAGAGGCCATTGGCCGCGACAGACCCCTTACACGTGCCGAACTCCGTCAGGTGCAAGGTGTTTTAAACCGGATTGACCGCCTGCCGTTTTTTCTGCAAACGCTGTTTACCGCGCGTTATAACTTTGTACGTCGCACAAAGAGCCCTTTGGGTGGGCTGTATTTCCTCAAAAACACGTTTGAGCGCAAGCTGCTGCCGCGTCTTGAGCGGGTTAACGAGCTGAGCGGGATAAATGAATCCGCCTCGCCCGGCTTTCTGTCAGAGCGTGATGTATATGCCCGTTTGCCGGATATGAGCGACAAAGAGCTCAAAAAATTTGCTTCCCGTATTGCCTCGCAGCTCTGGAGCAAATACGAGGAGCTCAGCGACGAATGGGCTGAGGCTTTTGGCGGTAAAGAATCCCTTTTTACCGATGAGGCTCAGGCGCACATATACGGTCAGGTGGCCGGTGTCGCACGCGCTTTTAACATCACACCTATGTACTGGAAAAAATACCGTAAGGGTCAGATGACGATCCGCATGGCATTTGCCGCTATTTCACGACTGATAAAAGACGAGTGGTGGGTTAACCAGCTCAAGGCACAGCGTATGCGCTGGCGCGAGGCACTGCTTATTGCCGCCGGTGAGGTCAACAAAGACCGTTCACCCTACGCCAGCAAAATCGCGATCCGCGATGTTCACGCGCGCCGCCTGGCTAATCTCGAATACCTGAAATCCTGCGAGCTGGAAAACAAAGTCACCGGCGAACGTATCGACCTTATTAGCAAGGTCATGGGGAGTATTTCAAACCCTGAAATTCGTCGCATGGAGCTGATGAATACCATCGCCGGGATTGAGCGCTACGCGGCCAGCGCCGGTGACGTGGGAATGTTTATTACCCTGACCACACCCTCGAAATATCATCCGACCCGACAGGTCGGCAAAGGCGAAAGCAAAACGGTGCAGCTCAATCACGGCTGGAACGAAACCGCATTCACGCCAAAAGATGGCCAGCGCTATCTCTGCCGAATCTGGAGCCTGATGCGTACCGCGTTCAAAGATAACGATTTGGAAGTGTACGGGATGCGTGTTGTCGAGCCACACCACGACGGTACGCCACACTGGCACATGATGCTGTTTTGCAAACCCGGTCAGCGTAAAGCCATTAATGAAATTATGCGTCATTACGCCCTTAAAGAGGACGGAAACGAAAAGGGCG